ATGATGAGTGCATAGAAAATTCCTTGAAAGACAGTTCAAGAACAAACAAACTTTACCAAGAATATATCATCAAAAAGTGGTTTGAAGATTACGAGGCATAGCCCCCCTAAAAAAACATGGTCGGGGGTGCAGGTCAGACCGAAAACAGTTGGACTTCTTTCTTAACGCACATGAAGTTTTCAGACCCTCCACCCGAAATTTTTAAAAGGAAGTGAGCATATTATGGCTGATTTGACAAAAGAACAGCGAATTAAAAAAGAGGAATCACGATTAAACAAGATTTTCAGAGATTTCAGGGACGGAAAAAAATTTAAGACTGCACAGCCTTTAATATGCCGTGCCTCTTTCTTGAAAGTCACTTTGGAAGATTATGAACTTGATATAAATACAAACGGTTCTGTCGAGATGTTCCAGCAGGGCGAAAAACAAGAACCGTATGAACGTGAAAGACCCGTTGTCCGACAGTACAATCAAATGAACAGTCAGTATGCAAAGATCATAAAGCAATTAACGGACTTGTTGCCCGATGAAACGGCAGTTAAGATAAAAGATGAACTATTTGACTTTATCGGAGGAAAGAAATGACAGAGTTTGAACAGTACTTCACGGCGATATATGACGGCAATATCACGGCTTGTCAGAAAATGCAAAAACAAGCGGAACGGCTTTTAAACGCTTTTGCGAAACCGTCAAAATATCACTTTGATTATGAAATTGCAAACAGGCACATTCAATTCATAGAGAAATTTTGTTGTTTTCCGTCAGGTGAAAAAATGGGTAAGCCTTTTCAAATGGAATTGTTTCAAAAAGCACGTCTGCAAGCCTTATTCGGATTTGTTGACGATAATGACACACGGCAGTATAACGAATGCCTTATCATAGAGGGACGTAAAAACGGAAAATCTTCGGAATGTGCCGCTGTTGAGATAGATATGCTTTTGAATGACTGTGAGGGTTCACCGCAAATTTACAACCTTGCAACGAAACTTGACCAAGCGAAATTGTGTTTTAACGCTTGTCATAAAATGATACAGTGTTCACCGCTTTTGAGTAAGCATATCAAAAAACGTGCAGCGGATTTGTATTTCCAAAATAACATGGGGTATATCAAGGCGATTTCAAGCGAAACTTCAAGCATGGACGGTCTTGATGTACATTGTGCAATTATAGATGAACTTGCCGCTGTCAAGGACAGGGATTTATATGACCTCATTAAACAAGCTATGGGTGCAAGGCGACAACCGATACTTTTCACTATCACGACAAACGGATTTGTCCGTAAATCCATTTTTGACAGTCAATACGATTATGCAGCCGGTGTCATCAACGGTACAAATCCCGATGAACATTATCTTCCGTTTATTTATGAACTTGATAGCCCTGAAGAATGGGACAAAGAGGAATGTTGGATAAAGGCAAACCCCGGACTTGGCACGATTAAATCATATGACTATTTACGTCAAATGGTCGCAAAGGCAAAGCATGACCCGACTTTCAAGCCTACTGTTATTGTCAAGGATTTTAATCTGAAAGAAAATCCGTCATCACGTTGGTTGACTTACGAGGAAGCCCACAATGAAGAAATGATACCCGACTTTTACAATTTCCGTTACTGCATAGGCGGATTTGATGCCGCTGACAGTATCGACTTGAATGCGGCAAAGGCTATTTGCATGATGCCCGGTGATCCGCATTTATATGTGAAGTCAATGTATTGGATACCGCAATTTGTCATTGACGAACAGGAACGCAAAGGCGACAGAGGCGGTCGAGATTGGGTGCCGTATTCACTTTGGATAGCACAAGGATATATGAGAGCGGTAGAGGGTCGCAAAGTTGACAAGAGAGTTATTTTTGACTGGTTCTGCGAATTGAGAGATAAATATGACATTTATCCGCTGTATATCGGTTATGACCGTTGGCACGTTTCGGACGAATTGCTTTCGGCATTTGAACAGGAGTTCGGAAAGAATGCCATGCGGATTGTTCATCAAGGCACATACACTTTAAGCGAGCCTATGAAAAATCTGAAAGTGGAGTTGCAGACTAAAAATATTATTTATGACAATAACCCGATTGATGAATGGTGTTTATTGAATACGGATTTCAAGTCGGACATCAACTGCAACATACAGCCCTGCAAATCAGACCAACGTACACAACGCATTGACGGTACAGCGGCACTTTTAGATGCGTATGTCGTGTTTTGTGACAAGAAAGACGAATTTTTACAGGTGATTTAATATGAAAACAGAATTAAGACCCTGCCGTTATTGCGGTAGCATTCCTATATGTAAATCGGAAAAATATGATGCTTTAAACTTGAATATAGAGAGATGGGAAATTACTTGTCCCCAATGCAATATTACTTTGAGAGTTGCCGGTGAAAAAAAGTATTCAAAAGAGATAAAAAACAAAGTTATTGACAAATGGAATTCTGATGAAAAGTGGACAGAACGAAAAAAATTTGACAACAGAGAATTTCTTTTTTAAAACTGTTGCTCTATTTTTGAAAACTGTTTGCAGAATTTAAAATTGAATTTGAAATAATCCGCACTTTGATAAAATCAAGGTGCTTTTTTTATACCCTGAAAGTTGGTGAAATCATGAACTTGACTGACGTTATGAAATTCAGTATGTATGCGATAAGCGGATATTATGAATAATTTACAATGTGCAATGAATATTTATATCAGCCTTGAAAATGGCAGTAATAATAATTGCTCATTGCACATTGCTAATTGCTAATTGAAGAAAGGGGTGATTATAATTTTCAGCTTTTTAAACAGACTTTTCAACCGTAGATCCGAAACGGTAACTAAATTTCAGATAGTCACCGACAAGGGCAACGGTACTTTCATTTATTCGGGCAAGGTGTATCAATCGGATATTGTGACAGCCTGCCTTGCACCGTATAAAAAGGCTGTCGGCAAACTCTCTCCCCTGCATATCCGCAAAACAAAGGATAAAACGGAGATTTCCCCCGAACCGTATATGCGTTTCCTGCTTGATGAACCAAATCCGCTGTTGACAATGCAAAAGACACTTGAAAAAGTCGTTTCACCTCTCATTCTGTCGGGGAATGCCTTTATATTGATAGTCAGAGATGAAAACGGCTATCCGTTGGAATTGTTCCCGATACCTGCCGTGTCGGCAGAGGCGGTTTACATGAATGCGGAATTGTATTTGAAATTTGTCTATCAAAACGGAAAGACCTATACACACCGCTATGATGATATTATTCACCTGAGAATGAATATGAATGACAATGACATTTTCGGAGAACCTGTCATGCAACCGCTTGTTAAACTCGTCAATCTCGTTGATACCATTGATACGGGCATAGCAAAGGCTATTAAAAACAGTAATGTCATTAAGTGGCTTATTCGCTTTAATGCTCCATTGAGGAGTGAAGACATAAAAGCAAGGGCAAAGGCATTTTCGGAAGATTACCTTGATGTAAATAACGGTCAAGCCGGTGTTATTGCATCGGACTTGAAAACGGACGTTCAGCAAGTCGAACCGAAAAATTATGTTCCGAATTTTCCTATTACGGAGAGTATACGAAAGCGTATATATTCTCTTTTGGGTGTCAATGAAAAGATAGTGCAAGGCACTTTCAATGAAAATGAATGGAACTCCTTTTATGAAAATTCCATTGAACCGATTGCTCTTGACTTGCAAAGTGAGTTTACACGAAAACTCTTTACCCGTAAAGAAAGGGCATTCGGAAACAAAATCATCTTTTCTGCAAGCACTCTTTCATATGCGAGTATTTCGACTAAACTGCAATTTGTAAGTATGGTTGACAGAGGTGCAATGGTGCCAAACGAATGGCGTGACTTGTTTGGGTATGAGCCTGTTGAGGGTGGCGAAAAGCCGATAAGACGTTTGGACACTGCATTAGTTGAGGGAGGTGAAACAGTTGAAAGTTAATATCAAAGGTACTATCGTCTGTAACGACTACAAGAGAATGTATGACTATTTCGGCATTGAGTGTACTTGTCCGAAAGACGTTTCGGGTATTCTTGAAAGTGCCAAAGGTGAAACGGTTGATGTTTATATCAACAGCGGTGGCGGCGAAATATTTTCCGCTACGGAAATATACGAGAGTTTAAAGCAATACGGCAATGTAAAAATACACGTTGTCGGCATGGCTGCAAGTGCTGCAAGTATAATCATGTGTGCCGGTGACTGCGATATTTCACCGACTTCAATGGTCATGATACACAATGTATCATCATGGGCAGAGGGTGATTATAATGCCATGTCACATGAAAGTCAAGTACTTTTGACGGCTACAAAGGCAATGGCAGCGGCTTATGTCGCAAAAACAGGCAAATCCGAAAAGGACTTTTTGAAACTCATGAATGAGGAACACTGGTTCACGGCAAAGGAAGCCGTTGAAGTAGGACTTTGTGACAGGATAGCAGACAGTAAAACACAGCTTGTCAATGCGTGGTGTACCATGCTGACAAAACAACAAATTAACGAATATCAAAATGCCTTGAAAACGGCAAAATCAAAATTGAAACTTCTGGAGGTAAAAACATTATGAAAACACAGTATATGAACAAAAGAAATGAACTTCTCGCAAAGGCTCAGGCAGCTATTGACAGCGGTAATATTGCGGAGTTTGACAGTATCCATGCCGAAATAGTACAGCTTGACAGCGATTTTGAAAATCAGGCAAAGGCACAAGCTAATCTTGATGTACTCACCAAAAAGAATAGTGCAGTTATGCAGAACTTCATTGACAAAAACCCCGTACAGTTCAATGACAGCCTTGCACCGTCCGAAAGTGATTTCTATGATACTATCGGCTACAGAAAGGCATTTATGAATTATGTTATCACCGGTAAAAAGTCCGCTGATATGGTCAACGTTGATGCAAATACAACTACTTCCGATGTCGGTTCCGTCATTCCTACGACTGTACTTAACCGCATTATCGAAAAGATAGAGGCTGAAAGCGTTATTCTTCCGCTTGTCACAAGGACGAATTATAAAGGTGCTATGAATATCCCGACATCTACCGT